CCCCTATTACAACGCGACTGTCGGAGTCACAGGCGTAGTTCCATCCATCCCAGTTGTTATCCGAGCCACATGGAATGCCACTCAATATTTCATTTTTCGGGGCTTCATTGACTCATGGACATTTGACTACTCCGACGCCGGAATTGGTGACGCAACCGCCACCATCACCTGCTCCGACGCTTTCAAAGCGTTCTCGAATGTGATCGGTGGGTTGCCATCGGCAACAACGATCACAAGTTTCGGAACAGGCGTTCTCGACGTTGCAGTTTCTACACCGGATGATGGTTTGGGAGTGACCTCAATCGACGTGGTTGATGTGACCACAACCGGAAACATCAACGTCATAAACAATCTGGCAACCACCCCGATCATCGGCACAGATGGTGATCTTGCTGGGACTCGAATCACGACAATTCTTGACGCCATTTCTTGGCCTCAAAACTTGCGAGCAATCGACCCTGGACAAACCCTACTTGCTGTTCAAAACGCCTCACAAAGCGTCTTGGATCTCCTCAACGAAGCCGCCCAAACCGATGTCGGAGCGATTTATGTGGAAGGAGATGGAACCGTCGTCTTCGATGACCGAACCTCCATCATCTCCGAAGATCGTTGCATCACATCCCAAGCCACATTCGATGCAACCACTAAAAACAATCAGTTCATCGACGTCAAAATTGTTTACGACGACGACCTCATCTACAACATCGTCAGGATTAACCGAAAATTTACTTCAGCGAGCAACGGAGATTTGCTTATCGGCACTACTGTCACGATCGGCAACGCCGAATCGCAGTCCCTTTACGGTGCCAGAACTTTGGATTTGGAATTGCCGATCCCGTCGGCGGAGGGGACTGATTCTTCTTACGGCCAGGCGACAGCGAACGATATGGCCTTGTTTCTTTCGTCGCAATATGCCAACCCGGAACTTCGCCCCGACTCCATTTCTTTTAAACCTCGACGAGATCCAAACAACCTTTGGCCTCAAGTGTTGGGGCGTCGACTGCGCGACCGAATCACTGTGAAGTTCGCTGTTCCTGGTGGCGGCAGTCCTGTGGAACGTGATTGTTTCGTTGCTCAGGTTCAGCATTCAGGTTCGCCAGCCGATTGGACGACCCGCTTTGGGTTATCATCTGCCACATTCTTCACCGGCTTCTTCATCCTCGACAACACCAACTTCGGCGTCCTCGACACCAACAAACTCTCGTTCTAGGAGACTCTCATGGGTTCAGGCTTCAAAACATTCACCGCCGGCGCGGTACTCACCGCTTCAGATGTGAACAATTATCTGATGGAACAAAGCGTGATGGTCTTTGCTACAACAGCGGCCCGTGACTCAGCGCTACCTTCTGGCGTAGTTGAGGCTGGAATGCTCTGCTACATAAATTCAGCCGATGAAAACGAAGGCCTCTATCACAATACTGCTGGAACAGTCGCTAGTTGGAACAAAGGCCCAAGTTGGAATGCCCCGTGGGGTTACATGACAACAATAAATGGAAGTACCGCTGGAACAGTTATTCGAGCTGGCGCAGGTTCGGGAGCAGTTGACCTTGTCAACGGTTCATACACTGCAATGGCGAACAGGAGAATCCAATTCACCGCCTCTTGTTCCGTAAGTTGGACAAGTTCTGCGGCCTCTGCCCTTGACTTGAAACTAGGGGGGACATCGGTAGCTCATTTGGATACTCCCCCTCACACAAGTACCGGTGGCACATTGGTTGCAATAACCACAGGGACAGGGGCTTCAATTTCTGCTGTCCTTCAAGTCTTATTCGCAGCTTCGGTCTCCGCAGTCACGGCTCAGGTTCTCACTCAGCAAATCATCGTTGAGGACATCGGCCCGTCTGGCGCACCCGTCTGATGACAACCGACGAGCAACTCGAAAACATCCCGAATCCTGACGCCGCCGGCGTCATCCCCTACTTCGAAGCCCCAGCCGACGAACCCAACCCGGCGGAGGAATCATCGTGACGACCGCTCAGCAAGTCCTCAACCTTGAGGGAACACGCCTTGGAGATGGTGGCGACGAGTTCTGGGCTTGGTATCCGGCAGCACCAGGGACCGCATGGTGCATGATCTTTCAGTCTTGGGCTTTAAGCCAATGCGGAATCCCGATCCGCTACGCATGGGTCTCCGCCTGCTTCGACGAATATCGTCGACAAGGCCGCAACTCATATGACATCCGGACAGCACAACCAGGCGACCTAGTCGCCTTTGAGTGGGGATCCACTCCTGGCGGATACGACCACGTCGCCATGATTATCGGCCTCACAGCAACCGGCGCATGGACTCGAAACGGCAACGTCAACGGCTCCAAAGTTAAAGACCTGTGGTTTCCCTTCGATGGTGGTGGCATGGCTGAGATCGCTAGGCCACCATATTCGACAGCACCCACACCATCACCGACTCCCACCAACGCAAAGGACCGGGACATGTTTCATCTCACCAACCAGCAAGGCTTAGAGCAATACATCGCCCTCACCGAAGGTGGGCAGGTTGTGACCTGCTGGACTTCCACACCGGGAGGCACGTTCAATACTTGGTCAGAGTTGAAGCCCGGTATTGCCGGATCAAATTTGAGCGCTGAACTGCTCTCCAACGGCTGTTTCGCAGTGACCCTCGCCGCTATGGGTGAACTTTGGGGAACGATGCAACAGTTCCCGAACGGTCCGTGGTTTGACTGGTTCAAAGTCAACGACCTCCGCCGCCTCGGCAACTAACCGGCTCGGCTGTCGATGTCATGCAGTGGGAACCGATCATCGCCTCGTCCGTCACCGGACTCCTCGCCTTCGCAGGCGTTATTTGGCAGTCACGGAAAACCCGTCGAATCAACACCGACGAACACTCCCAAAACTCCCAGAAACTCGACCGCATCGAAAAAAAAGTTGACGACACCGCTGTCAGGGTTGAGACTGTTTCCGACCGGCTTGACGATCACATCGTCCTGCACCGTATGACAACCCGAAAACCATGGTGGCGTAAATGACCTTTGCCGACGACGTCCGAGCAGAAACCCGAACCTCCGGAATCGAATGTCGACTCTGTGTCCTACTCAAAAACATGGACACAAAAACTCGGGGCGAAGTAAACGACGTCCTCGCCGACCAGTCATGGAACGCCGAAGCAATCGCCCGAGCAATGCAGCGGAGAGGATGGGAGATCCGTGGCGACTCAATCCGAAAACACCGACGAAACTGCCTCGTTCGCTGACGAAGTAGCAGCAGGATCCCGACCCCGACGAAACCATCCGCAAGGCTGGGAACCAGGGGTCGCATGGAATGGCCGAGAAGGCACCCTCACCACCCCACCCCTCGAAGCCGACCCCACATCTGGGGTGTGGTCGGAGCTTGTCGCCGACTGGGGGTTAGATCCGCTCACCACTGAAGTGGTGGAAGGGTCTGTCCAAGTCCGAGCATGGGACACCCATGACGGTCGCCGGCTCAGGTATTACCGGGCGACATTGCGCGCGCGTGAACTTGACTACGACCGACCCGATGTGGACGCCCTCTGCCGCCTAGTGGAGAAGAGGCGCCCTGTAAGCCCCCTGAAAGGCCCTGAGAGGCCCGACCGAGCCTTAGTCGTCCTCATAGCGGACTGGCAGTTAGGAAAGGCAGGAGAGCCAAATGGCGGCACCCCTGAAACCGTCGAGAGAATCTGCCGCACCCTCGACTATCTGCCCGCCCGAATTAAAGAACTCAAAAAGGCAGGCCGCCCCGTCGACACTGTCTACCTAGTCGGCCTCGGCGATCTGGTGGAACAATGCACCGGCCATTACCCCGGGCAAACCTTCAACGTCGACTTGGACAGGCGTGAACAAATGCGCCTCGCCCGCCGGCTCATCCTCCGAGCCGTCGACAACGTCCTCGGCCTCGCCCCACGAATCGTCCTGGCTGCTGTTCCTGGCAACCATGGCGAAAACCGGCTGAACGGAAAATCCTTTACCCGCACCACCGACAACGACGACCTAGCAGTCGTCGAGCAGGTAGCCGAAATCCTTGGGGCCAACGAGGAACGGTATGGCAGCTGCACCACTGTTCTCGCCTCCGGAAACAACCTTGTCCTCAACATTGCCGGCATCCCAGTGGCTTTCGCTCACGGCCATAAAGCAGGCGCCTCCGGCCATCCCGCTGCCAAACTAGAAAACTGGTGGAAAGGACAGGTCATGGGAAGGCAACCAATCGCCGACGCTGACATCCTCATCACCGGCCACTATCACCATTTCATCTGTTCGGAAACATCCGGCCGGACCTTCATGCAGGCACCCGCCATGGATGGTGGCTCCTCTTGGTGGACTGACATGTCCGGCCAAAACTCACCCGCTGGACTTCTCACCCTCGGCATCGGGACCGGCTACGGCCCTCGAGGCTGGGGCGACCTACACATTCACTCCGCATAAGGAACCCGACATGGAAGAACCTGAAGTCGACGAATATTTCGACGCCGCCTGGCCCTCAATCCTCCTCGACGGCTTCGCCCTCGTTCATGGCGACCGTGGCCGAGCGTATGGGCCGCCCTGGGAGGATTATCAGCGCGTCACCAACCTCTTCAACTCTCTGTGGGGTGACGATGTCATCGACGTCAACGCCGGGATCCTTTTTATGATTTGTATGA